CCCGCCGTAAGATCTTAGATGTTTTGTTAAAAACGCCGACGCCTCGTTTCGTGGCAACACCTTCGTAGATCCATCTGGAGATACTAGGGCATAATCAAAGTCGGGGAATAAGCACTCCATAGAAACGAACCATTTTCCCTCCTCTATCTCGGAAACGATTTTTTGCATCCTGTCTCGCTGATCTTTATCGCTCCACTCTGTGTAAATAACAGACGTGGTTAGGATATTGAAAGCGTTGGGTATCTCTTCGGTTTCTGTATCTATTTCGGCCCCATCAAAATCAACGACAACATTGCCGGTTATATGTCCGATAATGTCTTTCTCGTCGTGCATGAAATTGAATGGTTTGTCTTCTGGCGTGTCTCGGGCAGACCACAACTCCTGAGAATCAAACACGTCGTCGTTTTTGTTCCAGCCAGTACTAACCAGAATTGATTTTAGATAGTAAAGATCTATCTGATCCTCATTCTGAGCCAGCGCAACTTCTCCCGCGCTAGAGTTTTGTGCGATTATCTTTTTGAGATTATCGACGTTCTCTTGCGAAGATTCGGGTTTGTATGTCTCTGCAACAGCACAACACGCGATACTGTTTTCTTTTAAAAGAAGATCGCCTAGACCGTCTTTTATTTCAGATTCATATATTTTCATTTTTGGCCTCCACAACGATAATACACAAAAAATAAAATGTTTGGTATTTATTCAGAAAAATCGAACACGTCGGCAAATGTGGAAGCGTAAATATATCGCATCTCGGATGTGTTGGGACGCCTATTATTAGCGTATACAAACGAATCCGTTTTTGCAGCGACAACGGAATTAAACTCCTCAGACGGCTTTGTGCCCATATCTAACAACTGTTTAACTATCTCCGGAGTAATTTCCATATACGGGGTCATACTAGTCAGCACACACATCTTTAAGTATTCCAACTGGTCCACTTCCGCCTTGTTTAAACTTCTAGCATTCTTCTTGTTAAAATGCGCCAGAGCTATCGGAGACAGAACATCTGATATTTGTGATTGAGCATCCATTGCCCACAAAGTAGCCGTGGTTGCATCTCCACTACGAGGAAGTACCCGCTTTTTCTTTCTCTTCGTCTGATCTTTAGAAAATCTTGGACGACCATTTGGTTCCTCTGGGTCATACTGCTCACTATTGTCAGGCTCACTCTTTTGGTCAATTTCGGGAGTTTGTGGTTCCTCTGCTGGTGACGGAGGCAACCCTAGTTTTTCTAAATACTCATCGGAATCAAGAATGTCTTTTGTGAGAGAAATCTTAGCGACATCATTTACATGCTGAGGATTGTGATACGGTCCAGCCTTCTTGGGAGCGCTAACATCATTGTTTCGCTCTCTTTCTTCTCTGCGAACACGAACTCTCTCGATACTGGGAAGCTCTCTAAATCTTTCAAGCAGTGTTTCCTGAGAGATAATATCTCTGTCTGCTAGCTGAATAAGAAGCTGTTTTTCGGCAGCTTCGTCAGAAAGTACGATAGAGTCAAAATGAATTTCAGCAGGAAAACGGAATCCCATGGCCTTTCGGATCATTTCTATTTCATGTCTCCAAAACTGACACAGAATTTCACGACCATATTCAAGTCGCTCGATCAGAGTTTTGAGAGACACGTAGTTGTTAGTGTATCCGCCACTAGTAGAGGCTCCGGTCAGGGTGGGGGGAATACCAAGCCCTGCATAAATGCTTGTAAGAACCGGTTGATACTTTTCTGCACCTAAAAATCTGTAGACCTGAGACTGACTTTCCGAGAACTTCAACTCTGGACCCCAAACAAGGTCCATAGTTCCTCCGCCAACATTGCTAGCCAAGATATCTCTCAGCTTGTTGATGGCGGCTTTAGTGGGAATAATCTTATGATCCAAATCGCCCACAGTCCAAAGGCGAACGTTAGAAATTGCTCCATCTAAGGCTGCTAAATCTGCCAGCTTCATCTTTTCCAACATCATAATGTCGTCAAGAATAGCATAAATCATCGGGTTGGCCCACATGAGCCAGTCATCTTTTTTATAATAGTAAAATCCAACCTTGTCTGAGTCTAGTGGAATTTTTCTCTCACCTTGGCCAAGTCTTTTTTGTAGGTCAATAGGCAAGGTTTTGAAAACGCTTTTGTTGGTCGTGGAGCTATTTACCAACGATTCCGATGTATATTTGGAAAGGTTCAAGTTGTATTGTGGCTTACCGATGGTATGGGTTCCATAATCGGCCACCTCAACGGCGAGAGGGTTTAGAAAATCATAAACCCAAGGAACTTCTCTGCGAGGCACTTTGATATCGGATAGCTGCAAGTCTGCACCGCCAGACCTTTTGAGTTCCTGTTCCTTTTGGCGATTTATCTTTGCTGTTCTTCTTTGAACAACCACATTTCCACACCGATATAGGTAGTTCAGAAATCTTTCCGATCTATCAGCACCATTAACCTGAACAAACCATTTTCTGTAAAACTTTTCTATGGTTTTATTGGGATGGACTAGTGTTAATCCTTGCGCAGCAAAGTCACTCATCAGATCGATAACGTTTCGTATGATTCCAACTTTGTCATACGCCTGCATACTCATCTTTATGATGCGCTTTTGGCGGTTCGAGACAGACTCACCCGGACGAAAATTGTCGTAGTCTTCTCGTAAAAAGCTCGTGCGTACAGAACGGTTAGGCTCGATATCTATGTAGCTAGTTCTTCTACCGTATGCTACGGCCTTCTGGATACCGTCGTAAGCCTCTATGTTGTCGGCTGTTGACTTGTAGGCTTCTTGTCTTTGAGAGTCGCTGTCCCATGTTCTGTAGAGTGACGAGTCGGACATTTCTATTGTTCTCCAATCAATGGTATTGCTGATGCGATTAACAATACTACTATACACAAACTAGTAGATGTTCTGCATTTTTTCAGCAAACCAAGCCGGACCATGATAAAGTTGGCTATTATCAAGTCTGGAGCTGGTGTCAGATTTTGCAAACCCGCCAATAGTATTAAATTCAGAAATGGACTTTTCTACAGACATGCATCTAGCGGACATGTTAGCCATTAGTAGAGACGAGTATCGGTCTTTGCGTAGCCTGCTTTTTTTACCCGCAGCGACTTTTATCTCCGGCGTGTCCCATCGCTCTCTACCAGTCGACGTTTGAGTCAGGACAATCATGGACAACTCGTCCTTAAGTTCTTCTATTTCCATGATGCAATCTTCAAGCGTATCGTACTTTCTACCCGACATCTTGTCGTGCTCTATAGAAAGTCCAATACTAGCCGCATCAAAGAAGGGAAACAAAAGAATTCTGTCTTCAAAGTCTTTCCTCAGTCCATGATTAGCTTCTGCGAGCCAGTCCGCTCTAGCAAACTGACACAATCTTAATATATGAAGTCCGGAATGATCATCTGTGTCTTTCGCTTTGTTTTCGTCTATAGTCGGCCAAATAGGGACTTCACCTTCCGGAATCTTATCTTTATCGTGCAAAGCTTCCATCACGGCTATACCGCCCCCCTGAGCGTCGAGCGCTATCTCAGAACAGGGAAACACTCTCATAAGCTGTCTAATCTTTTTTGCACAGTATGAATAAAAATCATCCTCGTTGACTATTTTTGATTTAAGTCTATCTTTATGTTGCTGTCTATTCGTTGTCCAACAGTGGACAATCCTTCGATGGTCGCCCCTAACCTCTAACACGACAATGCTAAAGTTGTCAACTTCAGACGCCGGGTCAACGCCAAAAACATATTTTTGATCCGGGGAACCTTTTAGCATAGATTCAAAGGATATCTCACCGGAAGGAAGAGATACCGGAGCGGTGGGAGATGTTGTGCAAGATTCGAGTAAGCTACGCTTGAAAAATCCCTGACTGTCGGTCGTGAAGCAGGCACCATACTCCATGTTGTATATGCCCGAGTGGACCGTAGCCTTTGCTCGGCTAACCTGACCCTCATCCATGAAACCTTCCGGAAGCGTGTCCACCGGCATCCTAATTACGGAATATTCTCTCCAGTCAAAATCTTCGGGAACTTCTCCTGTGAACACTTCCTGCAATTTGCTTATGTTTCCGCCACTATTTACTATGTCTCTATACTGCTTCCAATAATCGGCAAAATGATTAAAGTCATAATATGCAGTTCCAGAAAGAATGATCTGGTTGGACTTTTCTATAGTAGATGCCGACTTCTCAGCGACATCCATGCCCAGCTCTAGCATTTTCTTTTGTCTAGCTTTACTTCTAACCTTTTCTGAAGGAGAGGCCGCCACTGAAGCAAATCCAGCGACCACGTTTTCAAAAATGTCACGAGGAATAGATGCAAATTCATCCGCAATAATGTCGTTCGCTCTTTGGCCTCTGATTTTAGAACCATCCCCAAGAGGGAGACACGTTATAGTGCTGTCATTTATATGCATGACACACCGGTCAACATCTCTTCTGGGACCGCTGTTGCTACCACATAAATCTCTCAGAATCGGAGCGTTTTTCCAGATGGTGTCCATGTACTCAAACAAAACTTTAGACTGTCTGAAAGCCGCACCAACTACCACTATCTTTCTTCGTGGCATAAAAAGCGCTCTAAGCATGGGATATACTGAAAGTATAAACGATTTACCCATACCCCGAGAGCCGATGACCATGGGGAACTTTCTGTTCCAAATTTCATGCAGTATCAGAGACTGGAAGGGCAACAGCTCTATGTTAAGAATCGACTTACATACGAAGGAGAAGTACTCCGGACGTACCATAAGCCAAGCTATACGCTCTAGTAAATCGTCTCTGTTGGAGCCGCTAACTACAAAATCCATGGGATTAAATAGTTGCGACTCATCAACCTCAATTCCAAGCCAAGCGTCTTCTACTTTGCTGATATCTTGTGTCATTTATTAGATTCAGCCTTTAGTTTTGGCGATGTCCGAATTAAAAACGGAAACAGAGTAGACTTGGAGCCGCTGGCTTCTTTGTGATCTAGTTCTGCATCTTCCGGCTCAATCTTGTTGATCTCGGCAATAGTGGGCATCGGTTTCGATGTGTCTATTGCCCATTCAATGCTCCTCTTTTTTGTCCACTTGAGCATTCTCCTGACCGGAACAATCAGATTA